AAGGTGTAACATGGGATTGGAACTCAAATGCAGATGAATTACAACAATCATTACCAAATGTTGGTGTAATTGCACAAGATGTTGAGAAAGTTCTACCACAGTTGGTAACTGATAGAGATAATGGATTCAAGGGTGTAGATTATGCTAAACTTACAGGATTACTTATCGAAGCAGTTAAAGACCAACAAAAACAGATTGATGAATTAAAGAGTAAACTTTCTTAAATAAGAGAATTTACTTAATAGTTCGATTTTTAATAATCTAAAAAATACATATATATCTTTATATAAAGATGATGTATTTCTTAGGGGGTATATAATTATATAAATAAGGTAAGTCATATATATGGCACAATTAATTAAGCTAAAAAGAACATCAGTAGAGGGTAGAAAACCAACAACGTCTAATCTTGAGTTAGGTGAATTGGCAATCAACACCCACGATGGAAAGATTTACTTTGAAAAAGATAATGGAACTCCTTCCATTAGAGAAATAGCCACAGAAGATACTTACCACTTTTATACAACTTCACTAGATTCAAGATATGTTAACCTCACAGGTGATGAAACCATAGCAGGTAACAAAACATTTTCAAACAACATAACGATTTCAGGAAACCTATCGGTAGAGGGAACTACAACTACAATTGATTCAACTACTGTTAACATAGGAGATAATACCTTAGAACTCAACTATGGTGGTTCTCAAACAACAGGAGGTATCTTAGTAAAGGATGCAACTGGTGATTCAACTGTAAGTGGTTCTTTATTATGGGATTCAACAAACGATTATTGGAAAGCAGGAAAATTAGGTAGTGAAGAAGAAATACTTTTAAGAAATACTCATGGAGTAATTAGTGGTTCATCTCAAATTGACCACGATACAACCACAAACTTTGTAGCAAACGAACATATTGACCACTCATCAATTACAATTGGTAGTGGAAAGGGTTTAACCGGTGGTGGTACTATCACAACAAATAGAAGTTTATCATTAGATACAGGTTCTAATCATTTTGTAAATGGTGTAAAAACTAAATTAGATGCAGATAGTGTAATAAGTGGTAGTAATTTAGATGGAATGACCGTAAGTGGTTCATTTAGTGGTTCTTTCCAAGGAGATGGTAGTAGTTTAACAGGATTATCAGTAGACCAAGTTGCAACAATAACAGATACTTTTACAAATACATCTTCTAAAGTAGTAACTCACAACTTTGGTACTAAAAATGTAATTGTAACTGTATATGATGGAAATGATGGTTACTTCATACCAAATTCAATTGTAACAACAAATGATAATCAAGTAACTGTAACATTTGCATCAACTGAAAGTGGTAGAGTAGTAGTTGCAAAAGGTGGACACGTTGTACAAGGTGTTGCATCAGATGCAAACCTACTAGATGGTGAAGATGGAACATATTACCTAAATTATGGTAATTTCACAAGTGTTCCGAGTGGAATCGTTAGTGGTTCTACACAAATAACAGATTTAACTACCCATAAAGAAACAGTTAGTGGAGCATCTTCATATGCAGTAGACCACAACTTAAGTGAACAATATCCAATAGTTCAATGTTGGAATACTTCAACTTCACAACAAGAATTTCCACAATCAATAACAACAAACTCAGTAAACAGAGTAACTGTTGTATTTTCAACAACTTTTGCAGGAATTATAATCGTAAAAAAATAAAATATGTATGATGTGTATTATACAACTGGTGGAGGCCCTTGGGTAAACGCTGGTACTGATACTTGGGTAAATCTATGGATGGAATTAGTTGCACCTAAGTTAGATGTAAAGCCAATTCTTTTAATTCATAGAACAAAACCAAAAGAATATGGAGATTATGATTTTCCAATAGAAGCTCATTGGCATGGAGATAATATAGAAAAGTTTGAAGAATTATGTAAAGGGGCACGAAGAATCAATATATTACATGGTCATTATACACCAACAAAACCGATAATAGATAATAGTGATAAAATACATTCAAATGTTTTACATAATTCAGTAGACCATATATTAAAATCTCAAATGGGAAGTGATGTTATGTTAAGTTGGCATCCTTATTTGGATTCAAGTTGGGAAAAACAGGTAAATGATTGGTCAAAAAATTCAATATGGGTTGGATTATATGAAATATTGTTTAAAAATACAAATATACCAAATTTTTACGAGTTTAAACAAAATTTACCATTAAATGATTCGAATACACTTGGTTTCGCTGCAAGATGTGAAGGAAGAAAGAATCCATATTACTTAGATGGGTTAAAATCTTATATATTTACAAACACAACAGAATTTAATATAGTTTGGAAACAAGGAACTAAATTAGATACCTCTAAATCTAAAATATATCATTATAATTCTAAATTTAAAAATACATTCTATAATATGGATTGGGGAATCTCTCATTCTTGCTTTACTAGTGAACCTTTTGGATATTCTATATTTGAAGCGGTTGATTATGGTAAATTACCAATATTACATACATCATGGTGTAAAGATTTAGAATATCCATATCGTGCATCATCTAAAAAAGAATTTAAACATATTTATACTAAGTTAGTAACTACCTCATATGATGAAAAAGTAAAATGGTTTACTCATATAAAAGAATATATGAAAAAAAACTTTTCTGATAAAGATTTATGGGTAAATAGATTACTTGATATTTATAATATATAGGAGAAAACAATTATGCCAACACTAAGCTCAGGAGATACCCTTTCATTAAACGATTTAGCAGGTGCTAATGGAGTAACACAAGATGCAAACGTATCACTAGGTACTATTAAAGGTGGTTCACCATCATCAGGTGATAATGTAGGATTATCTACATTCGCCGTAGATTCCATTAATTCAATGAGTGGATTTACATATGCTATCGAATCAACAACAGAAACATATACAATAGGAACATCAAGTCCAGGTTCAAACTTTGCATCAAAAAATGGTTCTTATAGTGGAAATGTAACTTGGTCAGTACCAGCTGGAAGTAAAATAGCAATAAATACTAATAGTGGATTATCTGCAACATTTGATGTATCTGCAATGGATAACTCAGATGGAATTTTAGATGGAGCAGTAACACATACTATTAGAGGTAATTTTGCCGATGGTTATAATGACCATATAGGTAGTAGTAATGGATATGGTGTAAATAAAGATAAAACAGTTTATTCAATAGATACTTACGATGGTAACACAACAGGATTATGTTTAACATCAGATACACCAATTAAATTGGCAGATGGAACATCAATAGAAATAGGTGAAGCCGAAGAAGGAATGAAATTACAAGGATATTCATTAAATGAGTTAAGTAATTTCGGTGATGCTGAATATATGAATTGGAATACAAGTGAACTTGGACAATTTGAAAGAGAAGTTGAAGTTGAAAATGTAGTTTTCTCATTTGCAAGTAAATATTATGATATAAATAATGGAGATGTAAAATGTACATCAGAACATCCATTCTTAGTATTTGATGGAAGTGATTATAGATTTAAAAGAGCTCATTTATTAAGTGAAGGAGATATTTTAATAAAAGGTAATGGTAGTGAAGTAGAACAAGTTTCTATTTCATCAATTGAAATTATTGAAGAAGATGTAGAGATTGTATCATTAGATGTATCAAATACAGATACCTATATAGCTAATGGATATATAACTCACAACAAAGGAACTAATTCACATACAGATTTTGATGGACCAACTGCACCAACAAGTGTATCATACTCACATCCAAACTTATCATGGAGTGGTGGAACACCTGATACTGATTCTGGTGGTATTACAGGATATGATGTACAAATAGATAATAATTCTGATTTTTCATCACCAATTATAGATGAAACCAATTGGAACGCATCTTCAATACAATTAGCAGGTGGAGATATAGCAGCTGGAACATATTATGCAAGAGTAAGAAATATACAATCAGGTTTAAGGTCTGCTTACACAACTGTTGGAGGTAGTAACTCATCATTTACAGTTACAACATAAAATACGTTTTGTAAAAAAATGTATATTTATATATACACTAAAGATTATTAAATTAAATATATCAAAATGGCAAAAAAAATAAAGTTTACAAAAGATGAAGTTATTGAAATAGATAACTTAAAACAAGAAGTTGCATCAATTTTTACAAGATTAGGCCAACTTTCGGTTGAAAAGAAAAGAAGAATTGGTGAAGTTGAAAAAGTAGAAAGTGATTTACTTAATCAACATCAAGAACTAGTAGAAAAAGAAAAGCAAATATTTGCTGGTTTAAACGAAAAGTATGGAGATGGAAACTATGACCCAAATACAAATGAGTTTACACCAATAGAAAAAGAAGAAACTAAATCTAAAGAAGTTAAAAAGTAATCTTTAGAAAAAGTTATTTATACTTATATAAGAGTATTATTATACAAAAACATAACAAGGAGTAATAAAAATGGCAGAAAAAATTGTATCACCTGGTGTATTTACGAGAGAAAATGACCTTTCTTTCATATCACAAGGAGTTGGACAAATTGGAGCAGCAATAATTGGACCTTTCCATAAAGGACCTGCTTTCGTACCAACCGTTGTTAATACACAATCAGAATTCGAAGAAATATTCGGTACACCTAATGGAGAATACTATACAGGATATACCGTACAAAACTACCTGAGAGATGCAGGAACAGTAACTATTGTTCGTGTAGGTAATCAAGGTGGATATACAGAACTAGGACCTCAAGCTGTAATAAGTAGTGGTTCATCGGTTAACTTAATATCAACAATATTCCAAACACACAATGGAGATGGAACATCACTTAGTGGTTCAACATTATCATTTGCTGATTCAGGAAGTGTTGGTTCACAATTTGATATCACAATAAGTGGTTCAACCGCAATATCCTCATCAACTAATCCAGCAAATGGAAATGATATAGGAGATGTATTTGGTAGTAACCCAAGAGGTTCAAAAACAGCATATGCATACAATTACTTTGAAAATTTTGCAACAGAAAACAATTCAACTATTAATTCTAGTTCAACTGAGTTAATTACTTTAGGTGACCAAGCATTTACAGACCCTATTCAACATGCATCAACACCATATATAAAATCTCAATTGATTTCTGGTGAAAGACATGATTTATTTAGATTCCACACTATCGGTGATGGTTCTAATTATAATAAAGAATACAAAATTATAATATTCAATGTTAAAGCGGCTGGTTCATCAAATGCAACTGATTATTCTACTTTCTCAATTGGTGTAAGAGGATTCTCTGATACTAATAAGAGACCAAGTGTATTAGAAACATTTAATAATGTTAATTTAGACCCTGCATCACCAAACTACATTAAGAAAAGAATTGGTGATATGAATATTACTATTGATGCAAATGGTAAACAAACAATGAATGGTGATTACCAAAACAATTCTAAGTTTATTAGAGTACAATGTTCTGAAGAAGGTTCATTCCCAATCATTGCTGGACCATTTGGACATGATAAATATTATAACCCAATCTATGTTGGAAACGTAGACTCACATGGATATGGTGAATCTATTGTACCATCAGCTATCTTCGCAACTGGTTCAGATGAAAACACATCTTCTAAATCAGTACAATATAGTGGTATAGATTTAGATACAGCTGTTATAAAAATAGATAACAACAATTACTTATCACCAATACCAACATCAGCAACACAAGGTGGAAACACAGTATTTGCATTTGATGGTACTGTAACTATACAAGGTGGAACTAAAGCATTTGGATATGAACTTACTGGTTCTAATTCAACTGATGTTAATAAAAGACAATTTATAGTAGGTTTCCAAGGTGGATTCGATGGAGTATCACCAACAATCAAATCAGCTAAATATGGTGATTCTGATTGGGGTGCTGGAAACTCACAAGGATTTGATTTATCTACTTCAACCGCTAAAGGTTCAGTTGCATATGTAAAAGCAATCAACGCAGTATCTAATCCAGATGATTTTGATATCAACTTGGTATCTGTACCTGGTGTTGTAAGAAGATTACACTCTTATGTATTTGATAAAGTAACTGATATGGTAGAAGCTAGAGAAGATGCATTCTTCATTGGTGATGTAACTGATGGTGGTGATACTATCGCAGATGCAATCTCACAAGGTGAGGCAGTTGATTCTAACTATGTAGGTACTTACTACCCATGGGTTAAAACAATAGATTCAAGAACAAATAAACTAACAACAATTCCACCATCAGTATTGATGCCAGGAATTTACGCTTCAAACGATGCGGTTGCTGCTGAGTGGTTTGCACCAGCTGGTTTAAATAGAGGTGGTATCGTAGGTGCGGTATCTGTATTAAACAGATTAACACATTCTGAAAGAGATACACTATATGAAGGAAAGATTAATCCAATCGCTCAGTTCCCTGGAGAAGGTATTGTTGCATTTGGACAGAAAACTTTACAAGATAAAGCATCTGCACTTGATAGAATCAATGTAAGAAGATTGATGATTAGAGTTAAGAAATATATTGCTTCAACTTCAAGATACTTAGTATTTGAACAAAATACATCTCAAACAAGAGGTAAGTTCTTAAATACTGTGAATCCTTATTTAGAAGGAATACAACAAAGACAAGGATTGTATGCATTTAGAGTGGTGATGGATGAGAGTAATAACACACCTGATGTAATTGACAGAAACATATTGGCTGGACAGATTTTCTTACAACCAACAAAAACTGCTGAATTCATCGTGTTAGACTTCAACATCTTACCGACAGGGGCATCATTCTCGGCATAATTAATTAAAAATAAAAAAGAACTATATTTATAGTAGAATATAATTAGGAGAAAACAAAATGGCAGAAGTATTAGAATTTAACGATATGTTTTATACCAACTTCGAACCGAAGATGAAGAATAGATTCATCATGGAAATCGATGGTATCCCTTCATATCTTATAAAAACAGCAAACAGACCTTCAATTCAATTTGAAACTGTTACCCTTGACCACATTAACGTTAAAAGAAAACTTAAAGGAAAAGGTGAATGGCAAGATGTAGAGATTACTCTATATGACCCAATCGTTCCCTCAGGAGCTCAAGCAGTAATGGAATGGGTGAGAACATCTCACGAATCTATTACAGGTAGAGATGGATATGCAGATTTCTATAAAAAAGATATCCAATGTTACCTATTAGGACCTGTTGGTGATAAGATTGAACAATGGACTCTAAAAGGTGCATTTATCAATAACGCAGTGTTTAATGATTTAGATTGGTCAAACTCAACTGACCCAGTCGAAATTAGTTTAACATTATCTTATGATTACGCTATTTTAGAATACTAATACTACTCCCACATATTTATAAAACGAAAAAGTTCTCTTAGTGAGAACTTTTTTTATGCCTAATTTCTAAATTTTTAAAAGTTATATATTTATATACGAACAAATTAAATTAAAAGTTATGGCAAAATATGATTTTCCTACGGAAGTAATAGACCTTCCATCTAAGGGTAAACCATACCCAGAATCAAGCCCATTATCAAAGGGTAGTGTTGAAATAAAGTATATGACCGCTAAAGAAGAGGATATACTTTCATCACAAAATTTGATAAGGAAGGGGGTGGTGCTCGATAAGCTATTTGAATCTGTTATTGTAGATGACGGAATTGATATAGGTGATATATTAATTGGTGATAAAAACGCAATTCTTTTAGCAACTCGTATCTTAGGATATGGTGCAGATTATCAAGTAGAAGTAACCGACCCTTTTACATTAGAAACACAAAAAGTAAATATTGATTTATCTAAAGTACAAACTAAAGATATAGATGATAAATTAGTAAGTAAAGATAATACATATTCTTTTACATTACCTACTTTAAAAACAGAAATAGTTTTCAAATTATTATCACATAAAGATGAAAAAGATATAAATGCTGAAATAGCATCACTTCAACGATTAACAAAATCAGAAGTAAATCAAGAAGTATCTACTCGATTAAGATATATGATTTTAAAAGTTGGTGAAAATGAAGATAGAGGATTTATTAACAAATGGGTAAAAAATAATTTACTTGCAAGAGATTCCAGAGCTCTTAGAAAGTATATAAAAGAAATATCCCCTGATTTAGATTTGAAATACGAATTTACATCAGATATAACTGGTGAAACGGAGGCACTTGATATCCCATTTGGGGTAGGGTTTTTTTACCCTTCCGAATGATTATAGTCTCCAACTTCATAATCAAATTTGGGAAATGGTTAACTATGGTAATGGATTCACTTGGAGTGAGGTATATACGATGCCAATCCATTGGAGAAGATTTTACTTTAAAAAGTTATTAGATGCCAAGACAAAAGAAAAGGCAGAATACGATAAAGTTAACAAAAAAGGTGGTTCTAAAGGACCAAATGTAAGAGTGAGGAAATAATTCCTCACTTTTTTTTTACCCTATATTTATATAAGAACAATTATATAGGAAAAACACTATGTCTAAAAAGAAAATAAATGAATTAACTGCTGCATCTAAATTAGTTGGAGCATTTTTCGATGGTTTAAAAAAAAATACTACTAATAGATTTTTAAAACAAGCTGCTAAACAAGGACTTCCTAAAGAAGTAATTAAAAGAATGGCAGCAATTGAAAAAGAAAAAAAGGATTTAGAAGATTTATTAAATTCACCTAAATATTCAATCAAGAAAAAAAAATAAGGTAATCAATGGCTGATAACGATAGAAAAGAGCATTACAAAGCCCTTCAAAGAATTAAAACCCTTACATCTCAAATTAATGAGATGCAGGAACAATCAGCCGCGCTTACTGAAAAAGAAATTAAATTATTAAAGAAAAAAACAGCTGAACATAAAAAACTATCAAAACAAGTTCTAGCTAATAATAAAGAAAGAATTCAATCCGCTCTCGATTATAGAGGTTCAGAAGAAGAATCTATAAAATCATTAGGTTCTATGTATAGTAACTTGGGTAAATCTCAAAGAGAGACGATGTCCAAAACCGCTAGTAAATTTAAAAATACTTCAAGTGGATGGTTAAAGAAAACTTCTGAAATTGGAAAAGTTAATAGAAGTATTGCTAAATTAGATAAAAGTGATACTGAACAACTATCTCAACTACACAATAAAAGAAACGATTTAATGGTAGGAACTCAGTTCCTTGGTAAAGATATTCAAAAAGATTTAAAAGCTCAAAATGAAGAAGCAGATAAATTTGCTTCAATGTCTGAAAATGGCAAAAAAGTATTAGAATCACAACATGCTGTATTAGATGGTATCAAGACAGGAATACAAACTGCAATAGAAACTGCATTTCAATTATATGGAAATGTTGTAGGTGCAATAGGTGGTATTGTCTCTGGATTAGGTATGGCTGTTGAAAAAGTAGGCAAACTTAATAAAGAATTTGGAACATCAATGTTTCAAATTGGTGGTATTGCACAAGAAACGGCATTATTAGAGATTTTCTTTGAAGGTTCTGCAGAAGCTGCAAAAACATTATCATCTGAATTAGGAGGTACTGAGGGGTCATCATTGGCTCTAAAAACAAACATAGGTATAATGTCAGAAACATTAGGCCTAAGTGGTGCAGAAGCAGCTACCTTAGTTGGACAATTCTCAAGATTAAATAATGGTTCTACGAGTGTTGCAACTGATATGATTAAAACATCAAATGAGTTTGCAAGACAAAATAATATCATACCATCAGAACTTATGGCTGATTTAGCAGCTTCAGCTGAAGAATTTGCATTATTTGGTGAAGAAGGTGGTGATAATATATTAAGAGCAGCTGGATATGCTCAAAAATTAGGTGTTAATATGAAAACACTTAGTGGAGTTGCAGAAAACTTATTAGATTTTGAATCCTCTATTACTAAAGAATTAGAATTAGGAGCTTTATTAGGTAGAAATATAAACTTAAACAAAGCAAGAGAACTTGCGTATAGTAATGATATAGAGGGAGCTACAAAAGAAACATTACGACAACTAGGTGGTATAAATGCATTTAATAAAATGGATTATTACCAAAAGAAAGCAACTGCTGATTTATTAGGTGTTTCAGTAGCAGAATTATCCAAGATGGCCAGTAATCAAGAAAAAGCTGCCAACCTTAGTAAAATAATGGGTGTAGAATTTGGTATCGCTGGAGAAGGTATGAATTATCTTATAAATAATTCAGGTTCGTTCATAACAAAATTAGGTGGTGGTATTACTGCCTTAGGACAAATGAACCTTGGGCTTCAGGCAATGGGAACATCACTTCTTGGTATGGTTAAAACTACGGCACTAGTACTTAAAAACTTATTAGGAATGGTTGCAGGTCCTGTAATCAAAGGTGTAAAAGCAATTGGTAGTAGTATTGGTAACAACTCAACTGTCCAATCAGTAAGTAAAGGTGCTGGTAAATTTAAAGATAAATTATTTGCAGGTATTGGTGATAAAGCAGCACCAACAAAAAATCTTCCTGACACCAATAAACCAGGAAATGTTACAAATTCATTGGGTAAAATAAATATGACTGCAGTTCTTAAAGGAGCAGCTGCAATGTTAATAATGGCAGGTGCGGTATTTGTATTAGGAAAAGCATTACAAGAATATAAAGATGTTGGTTTAACTGAAATAATGACGGCCATAGGTAGTATAGCTGCATTAGGAGTGGCAATGGGATTATTTGGATTATTAATGGCCGGACCACTTGGAGTAGGAATACTACTAGGTGCAGGTGCAATGTTGATAATGGCTAGTGCCTTATTTGTGTTAGGACATGCTTTACAGGCAATAAGTAAAGGATTTGGAGCGTTAGGAATGATACAACCGATGATTGGCGGACTTCTAGGAATGATAGGTGGGATATTTCAATTATCAGCCGCATTCACAGCATTAGCTGGTTCACTTTCATTATTAGGAATGGCTGGAATTGCTGCATTACCTGTATTACTTGGATTAGCAGTTGCAGGAGCAGGATTAGGATTTTTAATAAATGCAGTAGGTGGTGGAGAAAGTGAAACATCTTTACCGGCACTACCTGAGGAAACTAAACAATATTATAAAGATTCATTAGAAGTTCTTAGTGATATTAGAAAAGGAATAAATCAAGGAAGTATAATAAAAATGAATAGAGATGTAGTTGGGGGAACTGTATCACAATCCCAATCAGAAAGTGGAGTAAACAGAGGGCAATTCAATAGATAAAAATGGGAAGAACAATATTAGAATTATTTCATGATAGTGAATTCAAAAATTCAGTTAATGCTAAAGAATCTAAAGGTGGATTTATACAAGATGTAACTAATTTTGCTCAACAAGAATTGAATGGTATTAGAAAAGCATCCCTTGTTGATATAAATAATCCCTTAATATATGGTAATGAGGCAACTCGTATTGCACTAAGAAGTACACCTGATTTAGAAATAATGAAAGATGATTCTAAAGGGTCAAAAGGTAAAAAGGGTGATGGACTAATTGGAAAGGGTTTAAGTAAAATTACTGGTGGAGATGTATCCTCAATTTCTGATGTTAGAGATAAAGTAAACTCTAAGTTAGGTATACCAGAAAACTTAATACCAACAAAAGTATCTGAAAAAATTATAGAATTAAGAAAGAAGGACACCGAAGATGATAATAAAGATTCACCTAACTCACAAACTGTAATTACACCTGAAGCATTTGGGCCGAATGGTAAAGATGCAGGTAAATTTTTAAAAGAATCTGGTGGTGGAAATCCAAAAACTATTGGAAAACAAGCATTGGGTACTGGTATTGGTAGAGCTAAAGATGCACTTAGAGATGAACTATTTGGTGAAGGACAAGGAGTAGGTACTGCAAACTCAGAGGGGTTTGAAGATAAAAAATACAATGTAGAATATACATCAAATAAAAAAACATATTCTAAAACTAAGGAATCAGCTACCAGAATTAATCAAAATGCTGGAGATACAATAAAAGTAATTAAAAAAAGTAAATTAGATTTACGAAAAGTAAATCCAAGAAAAGGTGTTAGTAGATATACACCTGATGTGTATTACTTTGGAAGAACTGGAAAAGCAGGAGAAAGAGATGAAGAAAAGGCATATGATAAAATGCCAAAATATAGTGATAAAAAGTACTTAGATTTTGATGAAAAATTACCAATGGAATCGGCGTATAAATTGACTACACGAGATGAAATAAATACAATTTCTCCATCAGATGATTATACGATGGAAGATGGTTCATTCATGAAAATTGGTGAAGTTGTATATAAAGATTTTATTCCAGTATGGTTTAAAAAACATGGTAGTGAAAAACCAATTGTTTTTAGGTCAATTATTAGTGGACTTAGTGAAACAACAACACCATCTTGGAGCTCTAATAAATTTGTTGGTAACCCATATGCATTTTATATGTATGATGGTGTTGAAAGAAGTTTATCATTCAACCTTAAATTATTTGTTTCATCACCACTTGAATTGGATGGAGTTTGGGAAAGATTAAAATTATTAACTTCTTATGCATATCCAACTATTAATGGGGGATTAACAACACCACCGATTATTCAATTTAGAATAGGAAGTATGTATTCAGGTAAAATAGGATTTGTAGAAAGTTTAACTTATACAATACCAGATGAATCAAATTGGGAAACTGATGGTAAATTAGGATATCTTCCAAAAACAATAGATGCTGCAATAGGTATTAAATTTATTGAAACTCAAGGTTCTGAAGAACGATTATATGATATGGATATATCTAAAGCTGCGGTTAAAACCATCAATGATAAGAGGGAAAGTGATATGGAATCACAAAGAACTTCTGGTGAAGGAGATACTCCTGATTTTGATTCTACACCAAAAGTAGAACCTAAAACAAAAACTGAGGTAAATGAAACAAAAAGTAAAAATCCAAAATCAATAAAAGGAGATAAACAACAAGAAAAAACAGCTATACCTCTAAAAGATGGTGAAGTATCTGCTGAAACGGCACAATCTGCAGTTAGAGATAGATTAAATGGTATGAGTCCAAAAGAATATCTTGATAAAAAAATACCTCAAGATTCTAATAAGATGACCGCGGCTCAAGAAAAAACATATATGAGTTGGCTAACTAGATTCATAAATCAAGATAAAAATGCAATAGTTGAACCAATTAATTATTCTGATATGCCAAAAGAGGCTCAGTATTTCGCAACTGAAGATTATATTGGTACAACTTGGGGACCAGATGGTGAACAGGTAGCTTTAATCGGCCCTAACCTTAGGGTTTATTTAAAAATTGAAGTATCAGGTAAAAAGGGATATATTGAGATAAATGAAAGGGGTGGTTCAACTCAGTTTAGAACTCCATCTCAAGAACAGGATGCTGCTATGGATGATGCAATAGGTTCGGCTTACTAATGAAAGATAAAAATAATGGCAAGTAGATATAAAAATAATAATAAAATAAAGTTAGAAAATGGTAAAAGAGTATATCGTTCAAAGATATACCCCAATATACCATTAAAGGATAGTGATATCTATGTGGTAACTCAAACAGGAGATAGATTAGATTCACTTGCTTCTCAATTTTATAGTAATTCATCTTATTGGTGGATTATTGCAACGGCCAATAATATTCACGATGCTTCATTATCAGTTGATGATGGAACAATACTTAGAATACCAATAGATTATAATACAATTGTAAATAACTTTAATAAATAATAAGTTATGGGTTTTCCTCAATTAGCAAATATAGATAAAAAGATAGTAACGGCAATAAATGCCAAAACTAAAAGTAATGTTACTACATCAAAGGTAATGCCTTGGATACGAGTGGTATCTTGTCTAGGAAATTTTTTAGTGTTAGAATCATCAAAAGAAGCAGTATCGTTTACTCAACAATATGGTAATACAGGAAAAAGTGGTAGAGTTGGAACAGATAAAGATGGTAAATCAATATATGCAGAAGATGATAGAGGTTTTAGACCATCACCAACAATTTCAGCAATTAATATATCTCAAGGTAATGAGGGATTAAGTAAAAAAACATCCTTTACCATAATATGTTATTCTTTAGGCCAGGCAGAATTGGTAATGGAATACTTTATGGAACCAGGTAATCATGTATTAGTTGAGTGGGGAGAAAACACAAATGCATCAATAACCCAAAAATGTAACCCACTTGATGCTTGTACAATTATACAATATAATAATTTAAAATATACTCAAACGAAACGAAAAGATTCAGGTGCACATTATGATGCAGTATTAGGTACTATAACAAATGGTGGTTTAAGTTATGGTGATAATGAAACTTTTAACATTGATGTAGAACTAACATCTATTGGAGAATTACCGGCTTATTTACAACATCATAAAGGATTAGAGACAGGAAATACAACAGCCGATTCAGGTGAGACATTTTCATCAAATGAAGTTAGAAAAGTAGCCACTAAAGTAAATAAAACGAAAGATGTAGGATATTCATTATATATGCAAATGTTTAATCAACTTCCATCTCATAAACGTTCAAAAGCTTTAAAAGATTTACCACTA